CGTGCATATGTGTGCACATATGTAGTTATGTTTCTTTTTAAGAAGAGAAGTGTTGCGGTGTTGCACCGCTTGCTAACCCGTTCTGTCGGAACGACTTTATCAGCAGCACTTCGCGCCACACTTCGATTTTGCAACACATCGCAACGTGTGGCGCTTTTTTTCGGAATTGCGAGCGCAACACGTTGCGTGCACGTCGCAACACGTCCAAAAAGGCCCCACAACACATTAGAAACGGGGTGTTTGATCGTCATTTTTTGCCTCCTGAACAGGGGTGGAATTGTCGGCCGCCAGCATCTTGTTGACTTCAATTTTGGTCAGCGAACTGCCCTTCGAACCGCCCTTCAATTGCGGTCCCTGGGTGTGCAAATCCCACAATTGGAGTCCTTCATCGGTCAGATGAATGCCCGTAATGAAGCGCCGGCCGGAGTGATCCTGTAGCTCTCCAGCCCATGGAGTGACCGATCGGAGGCGCGGAAAGAACGCCCGGGCGCCGAATGCGCGGGCCTCGTCGCCGTCCTGCTCGCGCTGCCAGCCGTGGTAGGCGCACATGATATCGGCGCGGCTGACGCGCCCATGCGGGGCCTTGATGATGGCCGTACGCGCCCATTCTCCGACCGGGTTGTTGTCGTCCTTGAAGCGCTGGATGGCACTCCTGACGCTCTCGGGGATGTCGTAGGAGCCGCGCTCCAGTAGCCTGTCCAGGCCGGCAAGTGCCCAATTGAGGATGCCTGATGCCTCGCTTGCCCACAGGTGCTGGCCGAGCGTCGAGCCGCGCGGTGCGCCGGCTTTGAGGCGGGCTGAATGCGCGTCCTCTTCCGACACGACATGCGTCATTTCGAGCACTATGGCGCGGTTGAAGATGGCGTCGGACTTGTCCCGGGCACGTGGCAATGCGTTGGTTGTGAGCAGGACGGGCAGCGCCAGCTCTACGCCGGGCACAGCCGGGCGGTTCTTGCGTTCGATATCGATCGGCTCGCCAGTTACGATGGTCTTGAAGCGCTGCGGATCGAGGTTGTCGCCCTCGTTAATGGCGTCGTCACGGATCCATGCGGCGGCGTCATAGAGGGTCGAGAGGCCAAACCGCTCGCTGATTTCTGCGACCGACGGTGTCGCGATCGGATCGCCAATCAACAGCCGGATGATGCGCGAAAGCTCGGTCTTGCCAGTGCGTGACGGGCCGACGAGGATCAGCGCCTTACGCTCTTCGCGGGATAGGTGGCTGATTGCCAGAGCCGCGCCTGCCCATGCTTGAACGACATTGACAAAGGCCGGCCCTTCGGCGCCATCACGGTCAGCGAACATGCCATCAATGAGCTGGGCGAACTTCGGGCATTGCGCCGCCGGTTCGTACGCAGCCCCGATTTTGCGCCGTGCATAGTGCTTGGGCGAATGCGGGTGGAACTGGCGACTTTCGATCTCCAGCACGCCGTTCTGGCAAACAATGAAGCTGCCATCGGCCCACTGGACCTCGCGCTGATAAAGCCCGGGATGCTCACAGAGGCGCTTATAACAGGCATTGAGATTGCCGGTCTTCAGCGGCTCGCCGAGCGTTTCAAAGCCTTCCTGGATCAGCGTCATGATCCACTGCTGATCGGCCGGCGTCATGACGTGCCAGATGCCGGATGCGTAGATCCAGATTTCGCCCTCGGTCAGCAGAATATCGTGGCCGGCGCGGCGGATGGATTCGATTACACCATCGGCTACGGCTGTAGCAGCTTCGACATTGCCTGAGGCCTGGCGCTTCTTGGGCTTTGCGCGCTCCTTGCGCGCTTCCGCCAGGTTATGAACCGTGGCCGGTCCACCTGCCCCGTTCACTTCCAGATCGCGCTGGCGGGCTGCTTGCAGGGTCGCTGCATCCTGCTTGACCGCGGCGCTCGACAGCGAGCGTGGCTGTTGTTGTGGCGGGTTTTTGCGAAGCCAGGCGTCGCACATGCGCTCGACGGCGCGCTCTTCGCGCCCCCAGTTCCACTTTACGCCATAGGGGCCAGCAGCGCGCACGGTCGCGGCCATGATGGTCGCAACTACCTCTGCCCGATCTGCGCCCTTGCTGAGCATCGACGCACTGACTGATAGCTGGGTGCCATGGATCGACGAGTCGCCGGTACCGCCATAGGTCATGGCGTTCAGGCGCTGCTCAACGTCAACCGAAGGTTTGAAGCCGTGCTGACGAGCGGCAGCCAGGAACGGGTTATCGTCTGGGATGGCGGTCGATACTGGTTTTTCTTTGTATTGGATCTTTGGCGAAGTCCTGGAAAGCCATTCCTCCAGATCATCCATCTCATAGCGCCGCTCGGTCAGAAGCTCAGTTGTGACTTCGACCCACGCGCCTTTCTTGGAATTGTGCGTGCCTGGCATGCGCATCAGGCGCGAAATTTCGGCGCACTGGCCATCCCCGCCGACTGTATCGGCCAGCAGGCGAAGCGTCGCCTCGATCCGGTCGGCCTCACCATTGGCGACAGGGTCTAATATCGCCTCGGTCAGAAGCCAGTAGCAATGAAAGCCATTGCCGGACCTGTTGATGATCGACGGCGGGCATTCCAGTGTCTGCAGGATTTCCAGCACCTCATCTCGTGGCGTGGCGATGTCCTTGAAATCGATATCGGCATGAAGCAAGGCAAGCTCGGCGATATTCACCTTTTCGCGCTTCTTGCCGGCTTTCAGTGTGCCGACGCAAAAGAATAGCCCGCGGTCTTTCTGATCCCACTTGGCAATGAACTTGGTGATGTCCGCCATGTCACGGGTAGAAACTTGACGCGGCGCATGAGGACCATCACGTTCATTGCCAAGCGAGCAGACGTGCACGGGCGCTTCGGTCGTGGGGCCAAAGACGGTCTTGATAAATTCGATAGCTTGATCAGTCACGTCTGCCCCTTGGTTCTTCGAACCCATCTCTCCCGTTTGACTCACTGGTTACGCAACAATACTGGTGGATGACCTGACGGGCGGTAGGACGCCCGCCAGGTAGGAACCGTCTTGCCTAGAACTTGGTGGCTCCGGCGCCCTTGCCCTTCTTGGCGGGGGCGTCCTCCTGCTCCGTGGCCGGGGCTGCCTCGCTCAGTGCTTCGGCGAACTCAGCCTTTGGCGCCCAGCCCTTCACGTCGAAGATCGGAAACTTGATCCGGCCATAGGCCTTGTTCGAGTGCTGGTAGGAGCCGACCTCAAGCGAGATGATCGGCAGTTCGTCGGGCTTCTGACGCATCGCCTTGCCATAGGCCTTGCACAGTTCGCCGATCGCATTCAGGCCGCCGCGGCTGGACGTGGTGAAGGTGAACAGGTGGTCATCACCGCTTTCGCCGGGCGTCTTCAGGATCAGGTAGTTCGAGAATTGCCAGGGATCACGCTCGCGGCCCTGCTCGTCCACTTCCCACTTGGTCTTGTCGTCATCGCCGAGCGTGTTGCGCTTCGGCGCCTGATAGCCCTCGGCGACACGGCCCATAATCTGATCCGTGGGCTTGCCGTCTTCCCAGCGGATCCAGCCGACCATCAGCTCTTCCATATTGGCGACGTACTGGGTGCCTTCTTCAACCTCGTCATTGTCTTCGCCGACGAGATAATCGCCCTTGGAAAACTTCAGCAGCTTGCCGACGATGGACTTCTGCGAAGCCTGCTCGCCATACGACTGAAAGTAGTTGCCGGCGGGATTAGCCAACGTGGTGCCGGCCTGGTGTGTGCTCAATTCTGACATCTTATTTCTCTCTCTCTGGTTTTGATCAGGCTGCTTGTGCAGCCTGGCTTTCTGCCGAAATGGCAGAAATTGTGAGACGGTCAGTCGGTTCGCCGACCGTCGAAAACTGCGTCATGTCTGCGCCTGTTGCTTCAAGCGCTTCTCGAATTGCTTTGTTGTCCCATGACTGTCGGCCCTTAACGGACGACCAAGACACGAGCCCTGGGATTTTACGGACGCCTTTGTCGCGAAGCCGGGTCTTTAGGTCGTCTTCCAGCGTCCTGACCTCTTCGTCAGTCGCGTCGCGCGTTGCCTTGAGGCGAGCAATTGCCAATGCCAGGTCCGCAACCTCTGCTGTGAACTGCGGATCGACGGGCATATCGCCATCAGGCACCGACCGGCGTTTGATGCCGCAAGCGCGGGTGAACGGGCAGTATTCGCAATCCCTGCCGCCCGCGATCCATCCCTCGGGCTTCAGTTCGTCTGCGCTGGTCGCGGTCATGATCTTCGCGGCGCGCTCGCGGCCCGTGTTGAACACCTTTTCGTCGAACGGAATGACGAACTCGACGACCTCGTTCCAGAAGCTGGCGTCGGTGTATGACAGGATTGAGTGTGTGGGTTTGAACTCGCCACGCTCACGGATCAGTCCCATCTGGATATGCGTCTGATAGACGTTTTCCGATTTGGCCTCTGACAGGTTCGTGCGCGGATCGGCGGTCTTACACTCAGCGGTCACACAAGTGCCGGCCGGAAGCTGCGGGTGCTCTCCTTCCAACAGGTGTGTGATTAGGCCATCAGGCGTTGCCGAAATGAACCCACTAACAAACGTCTGTTGATCCGGTCCAGCGTAGATTAGCCGATCGCCGAACGTGGCGAGCATTGCCGGATACCAGAATTGATCCTCCATGACTGTGCCGCGAACGCGAGCGCCCCAGCCATCCACATAATCAGGATCACGCGGCGCCCCATATTTCGGGTCGCCCTCGTTCTTCATCCAGAACACCTTGCGAGCGCACTGCCCGACCTCGGACGCGCCGACCGTCTGGCTGCGGTCGTGCGACCACAGTTTCCCATTTGCTGTTGCGTAATTGTGAAGTGCCTCTTTAATCATCATTGCCTCCACAGCCCGTGTTCGAAATTACCTACGCCCGTCATTTCCTTGCGAATGATCAGGTACGCATTCGGCGGCTCGTCCCACATCGGATCGTCGAACGGCGATAGACCCGAGCGAATACGGAAGCGGATGATGAAGTCATGAATGACCGACAGGGTATTCATGCGCGTTTCGTAATCCGCGTGCAGAAACCACTGGCACTTGGCCAGATACGACATCAAAGCCGGCGCGCTGCTCTCAGTCAGTGTGTCGAGAACCTTCAGCAGACCCTTGATCTCATCGCCGTACTTGCCGTTGATCAGATCCACCCGGCGCTGCGTCATCGCCTTGTTGAAGTTCTTCAGCAGTTGCTGCTTGGCCCAGGCCTCTTTTTCCATGGGGCTTGCCACCATGGGCGCGTCACGGTCGGATTTCACAACAAGCTTAGCCAGCCGGCGCTCATGCGCGCGATCCTTAGCTTTGCTCGCGGCATTCTGCTGCATGTCAGCAATTTGCAGGAAAGCGTTCACTTCAATGCTCCCCACGCTGCCAGATGCTCTAAGGCTTCATCGACCGAGCGAGCCATCGCCCACTTGTGGCCGAGCGCTTCGAGGCGGCGCCGAATACCCCATTGATAGTCCGACAGTCCGCCCTTTTCGGCCTTCATCTCGATCCAGTTGGTGCGCCCCTCTTCCATGGCGAAGCCAAGGTCCGGCATACCTGGCAGCAAGCCCTCTGCCTTGAGCTGCATAGCCACACGAGGATTGCGCAGGCCGCCATTCGGGATGGCGTAGCGCACGATTTCTGGGCGCAGCTTGAACGCAAGCTCGTTGATCAGTTGCGCCTGGATAGCGTGTTCGCTTTTCACTTTGCCACCCCACGCATGTAAGCCATTCGCGCGCCATCAGCGACGAGCAGGCATAGATGAGAAAACGTAATTTGCATCTGCTCGAAAGCGTCGCCGACCTGCACATTGAGCAAGTAGACGCCTGGCGATGGCTCGGTCAGGAAGGCATGGCGCGCCGTTTTCATGCCCTACGCTCCAGCGCGGAGTAGCCGACCGGCGGATCGCCGAAAAATGCTGCCGTCAGATCACGCGGCTGAAGTGCCCAACGTGCGTCGCGCTCCTTGATCAGGTCGTCAGATGGCCGACTGGCAACTTTGTCCCATCCATTGGAATGGACCCTGGGGCCACCACCGAGCCCGCAAAGCGCCCGATACTCTTTTGCCTTCTCGGCGCGCGTTTTGAGCTGTTCTGGGCTGAACGAAGAACTGCCAAGCTTATGCCGAACTGCTTTTTCAGTCCGTCCAATGAGAGAGGCGATCTCTGCCAGCAATAGCCCAGATTCGCGCATCTCGATTGCGCGTTTCAATTCATCCGCCTTCCACGGTCTTGCAGTCTTTTCTTTCGTCATCATACCGCCCCCTTCAATATCCGCGCGATATCGACCATGCAGGCAGAAGCAGCGCGTCCTTGCGTGTACTCTTTGATCACCTTCTGGATTGCATCGAGCTTGGCCGTCTTGCGGCCAGCGCGCTGGCGAATCCGATCGCGGTCAGCTTTGCTTTGAACAGTCGGCTGCATCTCGGACCCACTCCCAAGCGAGTTTGAACTTAACAATCAGTTTGTTGGCTAATGCTTTCACCGCGCGCACGTCGGTCACTCCTCAAGGCTTGCAGTCGCTGCTCATCTTCCCTGTTCTCCTGCTCAACGCGGTTACAAAAGTCTGCGTATGCTGCCCTGATATTCTCGTAGACCGTTGCTTTCGGCTCTTTGGCTCCTTGGCCCTCGTATCCTCTGAGGTATTTTCTGAACCATTCGTGATGCACGCCGATGGCCTTCGCCACGGATCGATAAGCGAGCATCTTTGATCCCGTCTGGATCTTCGCGCGTTCAAACAGGGCCGACGCCTGGAGCTTCGTGTGATCGTTAATTTGTGCGGAGCTGATCATTGTAGGTTTCCGGACATTCTTTGTACTCACTTGGACAATCCTTCGGTTCATGGTGAGACCATGACGAAGGCAACTACACATCACTCGAATGACAACGAAGAGCTTCCATTCATTGCGTTGGCGGCGGCAACCGCGAACGCTCTGCGATTCCTAAAGCTTGACGAACAGAAGAACGAAGATGGCGAACACGATTCCCAGCGCTGTAAGGAGCGCGAACAGAAACGCGGCGGTGACAGCGCATACGTCGATCAACGCTTGCGCGATTTCACCGCGTTCGAGCGGCGCGCGAATAAAGGGACCGGGCGAACCGGCCAAGGTGGCTGACCAACTCCCGTGAGTCAGCGGGGGAGATACTTGCGGCTCAAGCGCCGCTGAACACCAAGTTTCAAAGGATTGCGGGAGATTGTCGCGTGTACTCCCGTAACGAGGCGCGAGAGACTGGCTGTGCGCCCCCGCAGAGGTCTCTCGCGTGCTCATCGTGTATTCCTCGCATGGAGGTCTGGCTTGTATGATTGAGGCGTGTAACCGACGCCAATCTTGTTGGGGATCGCTCCATTCGGCGAAGCAACGCGCTTCGCAAATGGGTGCCGGTCACGAAAGACGGCTCCAGCAACAGTGCTCCGCGATACGCCGAAGTGGTCGGCAATGAGCTGATACGACCAAGTACCCTCGTTGTTCTTCACGAACTCGACGATCTCTTGGTTCTGTTTTGAAGTGTGAGCTACCATGCTGCTGCAACTCCCAGCTGACCGTCTGTCGCAAAAGTTGAGTGTGCCGTTCCTGCACAGGATGCGCTGCGCAATGGAATTATTTGGAATGCTTCAAAATAGTGCGTGACGTTCCCGCGCGGCATGCGATGATCATCGTCATTGCTCAGCGGCGGGGAATTGGAATGGGTGAACCTGACTTCTATGGCGTCCCGGAGTTCTTCATCAGCCACGTCACGACTGAGAGCGCGGGAAACGGGAATATTCGAGTTTTTAACTACGCAATGCGAGGCGGCGTTGCCGTTCCGCAGTTCACTGTGGTCATCGCAGCCGTGGATCTGATCAAGGCATCCCGCCAAGTGGAAACGGCCGCCGAGGCCATGTTCGTTCAGGAAAGGATGTGCCGGGCGAGTCATTGAGCCGGCTCCACGTCGTAGAAGTCATTTGCTGTGACGTCGCCCGAGGTCTCCCGGATGATCGCTTCCATCCGGTCCTTGTTCGGGATTGTTCCGCTGCAGTAGGCGCTGATCATTTGCGGGGTGACGCCGATAGCTCGGGCGAAATCACCGCGGATGCGCTTGGTGCCGTCAGCCTTGGGGGTGTCGAGCCACTGATCTAATTTCATGCCCTCGTTATAGCCGCACCATAATTATAGTCAAGCCATAACCGAAAATATTTATGGTGGGACCCCATGGGGCGTTAAATGGTATTTTGCTAAATTATAGTCATGGCAAAAAAAGTAGTTCCACGACCCAAAGTTCGCCCCCGAATGCGCACATTCTTTAGAGAGTGGCGGAAATACCGAGATCTGACGTTAGAAGAGGCTGGCGAGCGGGCTGGGATGACAGCCGGTAACCTGTCCGCCATGGAGCGCGGCACTCAGGGATATACCCAAGCTGGCCTAGAAGCCCTTGCGGAAGCCTATAATTGCGATCCGGGCCAGCTACTGACCATAGACCCCACCAAAGAAGACGCCATCTGGTCGATTTGGGAGCAGGCAAAGCCTGGCGACCGGCTCAAGATCGTGGATATCGCCAAAACGATCATCGGGAAGACGGGGACCCATAATTAAGTGGGTCCGGGGAGACCACAATGCGTCTTTTCATGGCGTTGCCTGCTGCGGTTACGGTCTTGGTATTTTGCCTCCTCGCCCGTTCGGCGTCGGCACAGGATTTCTCGCCAGCCGAATTGGCTGGGATGGTGAAATCCGCATATTCGGGCTGCATGCGATCGCAGCTTCAAAATCCTAACAACGCTGGGGCAACTCGGGAGTTAATTGAAAAATATTGTGTCTGCACGGCCAATAGAACTGCCTCTCGAAGCATGCGGTCCGATATCGCTAAATACGAAGCCAATAAGGGATTAGCTAGCGAGGAGTTGATCGCAAGGGCCCATGAGATCGGCATCGAATGCCGCGCAGAGTTGGCCAGATAGTCACCCGCCAGCGACCGTTGGGGATGTAAGATGAACGAAAGAGACGCAATTATTGCACGTTTAGCTGCCTTAGAAGTTTTGACCGGTAGCTGCTTCACTTTCCTTTTGGCCAGCGCGGGCAACGACCCCGACCTCTCTAAGGCCAAAGCTATTCTTGATGTTGTGCGTCAAACTGGCGAGGAAGGGTTGTCACACCTGCCGGACGAACTACGGAAAGAAGCGCTCGCCGTACTTTCGCATCAGATAAATCAGGTAATGACCAATCTGGCGGCCCTTCGGGGTACAGTCGGCACACCGCTTCAATAAGCTTTTCAGCCATCTAACCACCCTCCCCGGCTCCATGCCGGTTGGAGGGTTTTTTAGCATGCCGATTCGCCGGGCCTGAAAAAAAATTGAGGTGAGACCATATTTCTAGTTGCGCCATAATTATAGCCGTGCCATAACAGGCCATCCAAGCGACGACGGCGCGTCCGTCAGGGATGGGCAAAATGGCAAATACTTACGAAGAAGCCCTGCAGGCGGCACGGATCATCAATCGCAAGTACGGCCAGACCGTCGTGTTCCGCCAGCCCGGCAAATCCCCTCACTACGAAGCACGCGCATGTGCGGCGTCAGATTTAGCGAGTGATTGCGAGCTGATCGCTTCCTTCGGTGAAGGCGAACTCGCGCCTCTCGATCCTCAGTTCCCAGAATTTTACGCGGCCAACAAAGCGGAGGCCGCATAAATGCCCCGCACCGTCAGCCATTCCTACTACGTCGTGATGATCGACCACGGGCGCCTTGGCCTTGAGGCTGTCGTGCAGCCCGAGATCACCCGCAACGAAGTCATCTCGCGCATCAAGTCGCACGAGTACCAGAACATCGCTTTCATCCATCACGTCGATGGGATGCTGGTCGAAGATGTTACTGGCGAACTCATCGACGCTGCCGAGGCCGAGTTGAAAGCCGAGCATCGCGAGCCTGAACTGTCCGACGCCGACTATCAAGCTTGGCGCTGGGATCACGAGCGCGACCACCACAAGAACTTGGTGGTGCTGTGATGAAGCGCCGTTGGTGGAAAATTCCGCTGTGCTGGCTTGATATGTGCGGCTGCCTTCAGCACTCGAACGATACCCACATCTGGGCCGAATGCACGACTTGCGGCAAGAAGGTTGCACCGATCAGCCGCGAAGAAATCCGTCGCTACATTCAGGCTGAAGAAAGTGACGCAGCTTTTATGGAGCGGATGCGCAAGGAGGGTTTCATATGACCTTCCGCGAACACGCCCTCCTTACCGAATGGCAGGACAACCGTCACCACCCGAAGGAAGTTCGGCTGGAAGAGGATTACGACGCGCTGCTTGATGTCGTCGATTTCGCGATGAACACGCCGGACGATTTGCAGGGCGCGTAGCTCTCGCAGCAGAAACGCTGAACCCCCTATTTTACAGGAGATTTCGATGCTTTATGACCCGAAGTGGCAGAACGAAACGAAGGCTGATCCGTACACTCTGCAAGGGTTCATTGCGTGGCTTGAGCAGCAGCCGGCTGATGAGCATTACAACTATTACGACATTTGTGGATGCGTAGCGCATCAGTATCTTGTTAGCACCGGCGCACGAGGTGCGGACGGATTTTCAGAAGACAACCACACGCTGGGCGATGTCTTCTCCAACCTCCACGAGTACCATTTTGTCGCTGGCGCCTACCCTTGGACGTTTGGTGCGGCGCTTGAGCGTGCACGCTTCGTCGCCTGACGCATCCGCGATCCACCGTCAACACCTTTGAACCTTTGGGGCAAGACATTGGCAGAGCATACAGAACTGAAGCTGGAATGGCGGGCCGGACCTCCATCGAAGCCGTGGTCGGAAGAATGGTTCATCGCTGAAACGACATTCGGTGATCGGGTTTGCCTGACCGCTCTTCCTGAAGAGTACACCTACGACTTCAAGACGGCAGACGACACCTATATCCGCGCCGACAAGATCAAGCGTTGGATGCAATTCCCGGACAGTGAATACATTGCGCCGAAGGACGAGAGCCACGACGCGCTGGTGAAGGCGCTGCGCGAGTGCGTGCAAGACATCGTCTTCTGCGAACGAGTAAGAGATCCGTCTTTCAATCCACGTTCGCTCGGTGTCGGAACTGTACTTGGCGATGCGATTACAGCTCTTGACGCTGTCGATGGCCCCTCAGTGGCTTCCCACATCCGCGCACCCGAATCCCCCGATCAACTCGTAACAACGCCGGAGGCATAGCCATGCCTATCGATCAAGAGTTGCTGAAACAGTTCTGCAGCCACGACCCGACGCGGTACTACCTGATGAAACCCTTCAGCCAGGACGGATATACGTGGGCAACGAACGGCCACATCATGGTGCGTGTAGCTCAAATCGACGGCATTGCGCCGTTCGATGGGAAAGCCATCAATGTGGCGCGCCCGCTCAAAGGGATCGAGGACGCACAGTTTTCATCGCGCGCATTCACTCTCCCGCCTGCTCCTGAAGAACTCGACGACTGCATCAAGTGCGCCGGTCGCGGCACAGAGCATGAGTGCCCCGATTGCGACTGCACATGCGAATATTGCAAAGGCACCGGGAGAGTAGACCGTGAGTCGAAGATATCGACCACCATTTCCGGCCAGATCGTTCAGCTCGCCTATGCTCGCATGGTAGCCGGCCTGCCCGGCGTTGAGGTCTCTGAACGCGCAAGCGAAGGCATTGCCCCGCTGTTTTTCAGGTTCGATGGCGGCGTCGGAGCACTGATGCCGCTGAGCTGCAAATCCCACGATCACGTCGAGATCGAAGTCACGCCGCAGGCGCTAGAAAAGAACGCTGAACCGAGCCCAGAGCACGGCTCCAATGATGGAGGCGCCCGTGGCTAACCATTGCCCCGAATGTGGCCGCGTCCTCGACGATACAACCGGATGGGTGTCCCATTGTGGCCGTCGTGTGGAATCTGAACCAGCGGCAACTACTCAAATCATGACCTGCATGAAGGCTGGCCGTGACCGCCTCCCTGCGACTGGGGAGAGCAAGTGATGGCTGACAAGCTCACCACACGAGAGACGATTGCCTTGCGAGATGCTGCAGGACGGCCCGGCGGCTGGGGCCTATTCAATAGGAAGACGACAGACCGGCTTGCCCTTCTCGGTTATTTCGAAAAGGAAAGGCATCCGTCCTACGGCATGCAGTGGAAAATTACCGACGCCGGCCGCGCCGCCCTGGCTGAAGGAGCCGCAAAGTGAGCGATTCCATGAATGAAGTAGAAGGTTATGCCGCAAGCTTGCGCCTGCTGGCGCAATGGATCGACGAGGCAGTCAATGGTACGGTCCCAGTTTATGCACGCGTCGATCTAGGCGATCTTGATACCGATGAACTGCGTGCTGCAGCTGATTTCATCGAACGTCAGGGGTGTTCCCATCCTGCCCCAACAACACCAGTGCCCGTCGCACAGCGAAAGGGCTGGCCGAAGAAGGGCGACAAGATGCGCTTCCTCGGTCGCAACGGGCACGACTATCAGCTTGAAGCCGCGAAGAAGGTTTTCAACACCGAAGACATTTACGAGGTTGCACAATTCGACCTGGGTGATTGGTCAAGCTGCATCCTTTTCGTCGGATTCGAAGGGCGCTGGAATAGCGTTATGTTCGACTGGTGCGACGCCGAGCAAGTCGACATTACCCCGGCGTCATCAACTGCCACAAGCGCGTGGCTCCCGATCGAAACAGCGCCGAAGGATGGGACCGAAGTTATCGGCCTATACCATCGCCCCGGCGAGGATGGTTTCAAGACCGTCACGTATGGCCCTTGGACTGTCGCATTTGAGCGCGGTCAGTGGCGCTCTAGCTGGGACGGCCAAGAAGTCATCGCCTACATGAGCGATTTCGGCACTGAGTACAAAGAGCCGGACGTGTATCCGACCCACTGGCAACCGATGCCTTCGGCTTCCTCGGAGCCTCGCAAAGAGCGAGGCGCCCCATGAATATTGCCGTTGCTAGCAAGGTCAAGCACGCAGGTCTTTGGAGATCTATGCGCGCTTCGGGATGTCCAATCATTTCAACATGGATTGATGATGCTTCTATCCCTAAGGCATCGCGTGATATCAATGATCTGTGGCGGCGCTCAATCAATGAGGCTGCTTATTGCGACGCCTTCATTATTTATCGAGAGCTAGACGACACTCTTGAGGGGGCTTTGATTGAGTTGGGCGCCGCGCTTGCGAGAGGCACACCAGTTTTCGCTGTAGGACTCCGTGACCTTGGTGTCGCCAAATATAATCGCATCCGACACTTCGATGACCTAGATTCGGCTATGCAAGCGGCTACGTCAAAGGGGGCCGCGCTCCCGGTCAATGACGGCCAGATCGGCGGTGCGAAGTGACCATTCGCATCATCGCGCGATCCGACAACGCTGATATGGCCGCGAATGTGGGCGGCAGCGTGCTCACATCCTTCAAGACGTTTGATATCGAGCATGCCGAACTCGAAGAATTTCTGCGGGCGAAGCATTCGCTGAGCCATCAACAAGTTGTTGGCGCCGAACTGATCGATACGGTCAATGACCGTCCCACTTCCCATTCTGATACCACAGGAGAAGTAAAATGACCGACGAACAGCGCTCCCGCGAGATCAGAGAACGTGAAGCGCGCGAGAACTCGCAAGCTCAAATGCTGGCACGAGCAACGGGCAAAGCCGTCAGCTTTATTGCCGCTGACGGTTGCGAGGTCACGGTGACGCCTGCCGGACACGTCTTTCATAACGCTGCGGATTGGTACTAGCACTATGACGCAGCCCAATTATCCCGAGATCCTTCGCCTCTGGCGAAAGTATAGCGAGCACAAGAAGGAGCCGCTTCACGCCGTCTTTGTGCGGGTCGGCCAAGCGCTCGAAAAAGCCAAACCGGATCGGTGTCCGTCCTGCCTTTACACGCATCTTGGCTATTCCCGCCTTCAAGAGCCGCACTGCGAAGATCCATTCCACGCCGAAAAGACCGGTGCACCCGCTCCATCGGTGATTGGGGAGCAACGCTGATGCACTTCTTGCGCAAATTATTCCGAGTATCGCGGATGCTCTGTTGCCTGTTTATGGCTCAGATGTTCGGCAGCTACCGGCACTCCGCATGGAACGGCGAGATCAACTACGCCGAATATTACTGGCGCGGCAGCATCTGGCAGATTCCCACCAGTCCAGTTGAGGACCGCCCATGAGCAACGAGGCCGATATCGCCAAGTTAGCTGCCGCGGTTGAAATCGCCCACCAAGCTTTCATCCGTTCAATTACCGGCACGCGAGAGGAGTATGAGGCGGCGCGTGGGGATTACGAGGACGCCATGCGCGCGCACCACGACGCGCTGGGCTATGGGGGTTCGGCCGTGATTGCGACTGATGGAAAGGATGCGACATGAGTTGGTGGCGCCGTCCGAAAATGCATTTCCATGTCACCCTGCGGCTTTCTGGAAAGCATCCATATGTGCCGAATAGGCAGGATTACCCGGACCGCGACGTGACCGTCAGTGTCCACGCCCGCAGTTGGAATGCCGCCGAAATGGAAGGTTTTCGGTGTGCAGATCCCACCTACTGGTCGGCTCGCGTCATCGCCATCGCGAAGGCAAACGCGGGTTCAACGCTCACCTCTAAGGAGGGCCGTAGCCCTACCGATCCAGCTTCTCCCGACGCTTCAACTCCCGTTCGATCGCCTCGCGGATGAATGCAGCCATGCCGCTATCCCCAACGAGATCGCGAATCCGCTCACGGACTTCCTCAGAAAGCCGGACGAGCGTCGGTTTGTTGCCTAGCGGAGGTCTACCCATACGGCGGGGAATATCTGGTATCGCTTTATTTGTCAAAATCGCACCTATAAACGATATCGCCTATTGACTGTATAACCGATATCGCTTATAACTTCAACCATCAACTGGTGGAGAGAGCAAATGACCCGTATCGAATACAAAGCCGGCGAAATTGTCTGCGACCGTCGCGGCGGCTACCTCCTCGAAATTATCGAAACCGACGGCATCTGCTTCACCGTCCGCGAAGTCGCCACCGGCGAAATCTACGGCTGCATCCGCGGCTTCATCTGCCCCGTGCCCCCTGGTTATGTCGCTCCCACCCCTCCCATCGAAGCTGACGGTGACAGGGCTGCGGCGTAAGGGAGATGGGCGTGAGCGAGAACCTAATTCTGACCCCGTGCCAGTCCTTGCCGCTCCGCAAGATGATCGAGGCGATGAAGGCTGACGACAGAATCTACAAGGCATGCCCCGAGGTCGTGCGCGACGCCATCTGCGACTTTTACATGCCGCCCTATTCCTCGGCCGAGAAGCAGATCGATGCTCTGAACGACACGATCGAGCACCAACAGCGGCTGTTGAATAAGTTCGCCCTAAAGATCACTGAACTGGAAAAGAAGTGGGGGCCCTCGCCCCTTCCGCACGATCGGGAGGCCCCATGAAAAAGGCGGGGCCGGACCATCGTGAACGTGCTTACGCTCCCCGCGGATTGCGTCGGGAGGCCGCGGCCGATTGGGTCGGACTATCCCCGTCCAAGTTCGATGAGATGGTCAAAGACGGCCGGATGCCGAAGCCAAAACGGGTGGATGGTTGCGTGATCTGGGACCGATACAGCCTTGACGCCGCTTTTGAAGCCCTTCCTGATGGCGCAACTGCGTCGGCATGGAGCCGCGTGGCATGATCATCGGGGCACAAGTGGTTGATCAGAAATACCTTTATGAGGATTTCGACCGGCATGGGAATCGCCGTCTGTATTTCCGGCGCCGCGGTCAGCCCAAGGTTCGGCTGCATGAACCGCAGGGTTCGCCCGAGTTCTATGAGGAATTTGCTGCCGCCGTGGCTGGTCGGCCCTATGGCGAGGCCAAACTTGCCCGCCCTGCGCCGCCGCGCATCATCAAGGAATCGCTGCGCTGGCTGATCGAGGAGTATTACCGCAAGTGCGATGAGTTTCAGGCCTACGACGAAGAGACCAAGAAGGCTCGCCGGAACGTCCTGACCAACCTGTGTGCCGAGCCCGAGGTCGAGGGCAGCGACGCCCAGGTGGGAGATCTGCCCTGCGCTATGCCGGAAGCCGCGATTAAGACACTTCGGGATCGGAAGGCTGTGACGGCCCGAGATGCCGCTAACGCACGGGTCAAGGCGATCCGCCAAGTCTACAAGTGGGCTGCTGCGCAGAAGCCTCCGCTGATCGAACGCAACACCGCCAACGATGTCCCGCTGCTGAAACCGAAGAACAGCGACGGCCACCACACCTGGACGATCGAGGAAATCGAGAAGTTCAAGGTCCGCCACCCGATCGGCACCAAACCGCACATGGCCCTTATGCTGTTCCTGCTTTTGGGCCAGCGGATCTCGGATGTCTCGAAGCTCGGCAAGCAACACATCAGGAAGGCCGAGCACGTCTCCGCTGAGCTGCGCGCCGTCCACCCGGGCCGCTGGCTCGCGTTCCGGCAGCACAAGAACCGGAATAAGAACCCGGTCGATCTGATCATCCCGATTTTGCCTGAACTGGAGACGGCACTGGCGGAGGGGCCTGCCGGTGTCCTGACGTTCCTGGAGAGCGGCCACAAGAAGCCCTATTCGACGAAGGGGCTGGGGAACTGGTGGGCTGATCAGTGCATCCTCGCCGAAGTCCCGGGCAGGGCTCACGGGCTCCGCAAAGCTGGCGCAACCTTCGCCGCGGAGAACGGGGCGACACCGCACCAGCTCATGGCCATCTTCGGCTGGAGGAAGATCGAACAGGCCGAGGTCTATACCAAGAAAGTGCGCCAGCAGCGCATCGCTGGCGCCGCGATGTCGATGATCACTTACGGCCAGACCGTGAACGAATGTGACCCACCGGCTGACAAGGTGCCAAATAGTGGGTCAATTAGCGCCTGAAAAGGCAATGATATCAATGGTGGATTTGATGGATAGGATTCCCGACGTGGCCTCCAAAACAAGCTATTTCAATAGCTTAGACCCTAGTGGGTCACATTTCACATCCACAGAATCATTATGCTTTTTATCGTGTGTGACCCACTTTTCGAGTCCGCATGACGCCCACTCTCGTTCGCTCGGGAGGCTGGGATGAGTGAGCTTCTCCCCTGCCCGCTGTGCGGCCCCGGCAAGGTCTTTCTGAACCCGCCGAGCGAGACCTATCGCCATGGGTCGATCAATTGCCCGGCATGTCTGCTGACGCTGCCGGGCGAGATCAAAGACCCGCGCGAAATGATCGAGGTGTGGAACACCCGTCCGGCCGGCTGGCAGCCTATCGAGACGGTGCCGAAGGATGGGACGAAAGTAGACCTGCTCTACCCGTATCCGCGTGGCCGGACGAATGATTGCCAATGGCGCGAAGGGGGCGTCTACGGCACTGGGAATTGGTACTGGCAGACTCCGACGTGGGGCTCCCAGCCCGGGAAGGGAGTGGGTTGGCATCTGCTTCCTGAATCTGAGTGGGAAACGCATCACTACCCGAATGATGAGCCTACGCATTGGATGACGCCTCCCGCCCCGCCGGAGGTCAAGCCATGACCGAGATGGTCGAGAGGGTGGCGAAGGCACTCTGGCAAGACCGATGGCCAGATCAGGAGTGGAACGTCTTACAGCGCTTGAACTACATGGGCCACGCCCGCGCCGCCATTGAGGCCATGCGGGAGCCCGACATTGATATGGTGCAAGCCGGCTGGGACGCCCGAGGCGAGGTTTGTGAGCGCTACCGCGCCATGATCGACGAAGCGCTCAAGGTGCAGCCATGAGCGCAGCATCCGTGGCAGCATGGCTGCTTCTCGTGTCTTGGACCGAATGCGGTAGCGGCTGGAGTTGCGGCGGGCTGGAGACGGCTGTCCCCGGCATCGCAACGGAAGACGACTGCAAAGCCCTTGGTCGGCAGCTTGTGGCAACGAAGCGCGACCGCCCATCTTTCAAGTGTTTCTCATATCAGGCGGTGAAGCCATGAGGGTGCTCGTCTGCGGCGGTCGGGACTATCCAGACCAGGCGAGGGTCTGGAAGACGCTTCAGGAAATCCATGATGAGACGCCCATCGAGCGCATCATCCAAGGCGGGGCAACAGGTGCTGATGCTTGGGCTATGACCTGGGGTCACACAGCCGAGGTTCCCGTTCGGACCTATGAGGCTGACTGGAAGAAATTCGGCCGTCGCGCCGGCCCTATCCGCAATCAAGTCATGCTCGAAGAGCAATCGCCAACCCTTGTTGTCGCCTTCCCTGGCGGCAAAGGCACCGCCGATATGGTCAGGCGCGCGCTGAAAGCCGGCATCACGACCATGCAAATAGGAGCACCAACATGACCCGCAGTAAATTCATCGCCGAACTGCACGCCGACCGCCGGACCCATGGCCCCCGAAGCCCTGTCGGCACCCGGTGCAGCCAGCTTGAGCAGATCACGTCGAATATCGACAAGCCACACTTCGCCCACGTCCGGCCAAGGCTCATCGCTCAGGCCGAGGCCTATGCCCTCGAAATCCACGCCATCAAGCACGGAGCGCCGGCAACGACGCAGATCCGGTCGCGCGGCACCGCATAGCACTGCCCCCAACAACGCCACACCCAGCAACAGGAGAGAATAATGGGAGTATCTTCAGACGGTATCCTCTACTTCGGGTTCGCCGTTGGCGACGACGAAACGGCCCCGGAATGGATGCGTGGCTATAGCGACTTCGACGATTTCATCTGTGCAAAAGCAAGACTTCCCGAGGGTGCCACCTATCAAGAGCGCAAGCCGGTGATCGATGGATGCCCTGCAGAACTTCAATTGTATTGCTCTTACGATTATCCGATGCACATCTTAGGCGTTCGGGATGCCGAACACCGCGTCTCGCGGGGTTATCTCAAGCAAATCTCCGCCGCAGAATTGGCAGTTGATGAGGCCAAGGTTACTGCAATGAAGACCTGGTGCGAGACCAATGGCATCGAGTGGCAGGAACCGGCGTGGCTGCTTTGCAGCATGTACGGGTAGCTACCCTTTTCGTCATGGAGTGACTGCAGATGACTATGGGCTATAAAATACCGCTTCAACTGTGGATTAGACACACCGACGTCAACGGGATGCTTATGGAAGTTGGCGGCTGGCATGTTGGGTCACAGGCAGCAGTCGAAGCCAAAGATGGCGTTCAGTATGCAGTAGACGCAGGGTGGGTCCAGACTAGGGTCCATCATTTCCCGGATGGGACTACCTCGCCAGCGTATGAACTGACAAACACTGGTCTAAAGCAGCTTGAAGACTCTTATGGCCCCAAAGCCCGCGCTACTGCCGAGCAAAGTCGCGACTGGTATCGAAAGCGCGCTGCTGAAGCTACCGCCGTCATGGAATAGGAGGGATTGAGCATGTTGGAAGTCGTCAAACCAAAATGGCCGCCAAAAACGCATGATGAGCGCGTATCGCATATGCTGAACATGGCGCTCGATGGCTACAAAACACCTCGCGAACGAGCCGCCTTGCGATGCGCCTTGGGCGACGCAGCAGCGCTTTGCGACGGTCTTGCGCGCGAGATTGCTGCCGAGAACAAGGGGCGCGGCGGCAAGGGTGCCGTTACCAAGCGCGGGCTCGAACTGGAGGCCATAGCGAAACGCTGTGGGGATGCAATCTGGGCAATGCGTGAGAAGATCAACGTGCCGCAGCCCCGCACTCCCGAATAATGACAGATAGGCCATGACGCCAATTCATAAGACGCTGCAGGACGGCAGGCCAGAACCGCTTGGCCTGCTGCCGTGGCCGTATAGTCATGAGCCAGGGCAGATATACATCATCGAGTATAAGCGATCTGGCAAAGTTGTTCGGGTCGAAAAGTGGAAGCTAGTGGCGTATGTCAACAGCGGCGAGAAGATGCACCGATGGGTACCGCACACATGACCAAACAAGGCTTATGCACATGACAAAGCGAGAGGAATTGGTATCGCTCGCTATCGAGCGCGGAGATGTGTCCGAACTCTTAGGTCTTGTGGAGTTCAAGAGATGCGCATGTATGGGGTCCGTGGACAATGAACCTCTCTGCCGATGTCGGATGTCGGCCAAACAGGTGCGCGACGCTGTTTCATATTATGCGCTAAAACGGGGCAAACTCGTGAGGCTAAAACACACGCCGTGACGCCCTCCCCGCCATCGGGTAAAATGGCGGGATGCGCATAGACCCCGACAACGACCCGAACGAAGCCTATGAGATCGGCAAGCCGCCGATTCCTGGGCCACCACAGGACTGGTTCGGAATCTACTGCAACGGGATCTATGTCGGCTCGAATGCCAGCCGAGGGTTTGCCGAGCGCTATATCTCAGACCCGGCTCTGCGCGCCGAAATCCAGCGCACCAACGATGAGAAATGGAAGGTTGGGCATCCCGGAGAGACAAGGCGGCGGTCCTGATTAACGGTCAGTTCGCGGCCAGTCGGTCAAGCTTGTCCATGATCCGCCGCTGATCCTCCCGGTATTCTTCCCGGAATTCGCGAAAGTCATCCTTGCGGAGGAATTCCCGTTCGGTGCTTAAGCGCACCTCGTCTATCTGGCGCCGGATACCGTCGAAGGATTCCTTGAACTGCTCCACCAACAGGTCGTTTCGTGCGCCTGCAGCCTTCTCGATTGCTGCCATTGCGTTCCTCGTCTCTGTTCGATGCGTTTCAATTTTCCCCTCATAGTCTTCCTTCACCTTTTGCTTTTCGCGTTCAGTGGCACGGCCTCCCCGCCATGCCCCTGCAATCATTCCTGCAAATCCGGAGCCAAGCGGGATTCCAATCTTGACGGCAATTTCCGCCCAGTCCCAATCAGCCATTGATGTTAACCACGTCCCGGAAGCAGCCTCTCCGTTTTGCCATATTCATGATCTGATCATTCCCAGCCATTGCGTAGAGCTTCCTTCTGCGTGGTGGTCAGGCTCGGGCCAATGTTCGAAGCACTGGCTCGGGCCGTCTGTTATTTCTTTGGAGCGACCTTTGCCGGCACTGCGGGAGACGCCGCGAGCAGCGCGTCCTTGTTGGCCGAACCAGCCGACGACCCGAGCCAGTAATTGCAGACCTGACCGAATGCCGGGATCAGCGCGCCGAACAGCACGTTGAGGAGCGTGATAGTGCCCGGCAGAAAGTCCGTCTTGACGATGAATAGCAGCGTCATGACCGAGAAAAATCCGACGACAATGACGACCGAGATCACCGGGGCGCCCCACGCGATATTCGAGCCGGCAGCGTCGAGCTTGACTGTCGTAGCCCGCGCATCCTGAACGTCTTCCATCTGCGCCTTGAACTTCTCGACCTCTGCATTCATCTTTGCGTCGGCCTGAGCAAGCGCGGCATTGACCACTACGGGGTCTCCCGTCGTGATGGCAGTCTTCACCGCTTCCGGCGTCGGAGGCACGCCCAGCGCCTCTGCAAGAACCTTGCCGGCGACTTGGCCGAGGATCGCTCCACCAGGGAACGGGATCAGGCCACCTAGAAGGCTGCCGATGGTTGGAGCGGCCTGACCGACGAGGCCGCCGATAACTGACCAATCCATCACAGCTTCGCCTTCAGTTCATCGGCCTTGGCGTGGAGCTTCTTGGACAGAGCGTTAGCCCCCATCACAAGCTCCTCGATTTTCGTTTTACCGAACCAGATTGCCGCGCCGCCTGTGAGGAAGCCAAGAGTGCCGCTAATGAGCCAAGTGGTCATGTTTATGCCTTTCCAAAAATGGATTTGAGAGAAGCCCAGAAACCTGGCTGAGCGGCCGGCATCGGAGCGGGAACGTCAGGTGGAAGCGGATTCGGAGTGGCCGGCAGGATGACGATGCCAGGCTTGGTGGGGATCTGAGCGACCTCGTAGGCCTCTTTGATCTTCCCTTGAAACAGCAGGCCCTCTGCCTTTCGGCGCCGCGTCAGACCGGCCAATTCGACCTTCTGGCCGCGCACGGTGCCCTTGTTCCAAGCTGCAAGTTTGCTAGGTATGGCAGCCTTGTTGCCGGCATTCAGCGCCGTCCAAAGGCTCGCATCTGCAGGCCCACCTGTGTTGAAGGCCCACGACACCAGCGCGTCGAACTCATGCTGTTCGAGATCGACCTTCGCCAGCTTGTTGACGTGATCCTCGAACGTCTTCATGTCGCCAGCCAGCGCCGCGTCGCACTGCGCCTGCGTCCAGACGGTGCTGCTGGTGAATTTCGGTAGATGGTCGTTCGTGTGGCCCCAGCCGATCGTCAGGACGCCTACTGGGTCCACATAAGCCTTGAACATGCCAGGCTGCCCCTTCACCGCCTGCATGCAACTCTCGAAGGCTTTGACCACGGCAAGGCCGTTCGGCCCCATCTTTAGGTCCGTCATGTCTTCTCCGATGTTATGGAATCGAAAAGCCGCCCGGGATGGGGCGGCTGGGTGGGTTTACTGAGGTGTTCGGCGGGGCTACTTTGCGGGTGTCTTCAGAGGTGCCGACAGATGGAAGTATTGGTACTGATCATTGGCACAGTCTTGGTGTTTGCAGTCTTCGGCATTCCGATTCAAATGGCCACGTACCGCCTGCATCGCGACGGCAATTGGCACGAGTCCGGATTTACTCCGTGGATGGTGACTACCGTTGATGGGAAACGGGCTTTCGGACTGACGTTGCTGCGCCGCATGGGTCCTAATGGCCATTGGCAATATCGCGAGAAGACGGACGGTGAACGCGAAGACAGCATGATTGATCAGAACTGGTAATTAGTGAGCCTGAATCGCGGTGACGTGTAGGCCAGCGACCGTAACGGCTTGAGCCTGCGTGTAGTGGACATTGGCAATTCGACCAGAGTTGATCGCCGTATCGGTGTCCGCTCCGGCGAAGACCGTCACGTTATCAATCACGTCGGTATAAGCCGCCTGAATCGTCGAATTGATCGCTCCACCCTGATAGGTCGATTTCGTCACCAGGAACGGGCAAGTCACGCCAAGATTTCTGAACGTGCTGATGACGCTACTGAGGCTGGCAGCGTAGGTAGCTCGCGCCGTTCCAAGGATAGCGTCCTGCTCTCCTTGCGCCCAAACGATATGCGTCGGCGTCAATCCGACCGCGTTCAGCCTCTTGACCATTACGGCGATGTCGCCGTTCAGAACGCCGCCCGCTGCCCACGCGGAAACTGGCGTGCCACCAATAGCCATGTTCGCCAAGATGACCCGAGCAACGCCAGCAGTTCGAAGCTGGTCGCCAATCCTGATCGGCACATTTCCGACCGGGCCGTTGCATCCAATCATACTGGTATCGACGGCGTTGAACAAAGCTCCAGTCGAGATGTCGAACATCTGCACGAGCGTATTGCTTGGCGTGTAAGGAGTGTCTCCAAAATTCCCTACGAAGGACGCAATATTCGACTGACCTATACAGATGATGACTTTTGCCGAACCCGTGAGCACTGGGGAAATACGGGTAAGGCCCGCGGTGTCAGTGTTTCTAGCGGACTGCCCGGAATAGGTACCGGACAACGTGTAGGGATCAACTGCGACGCCGCCACTTGAACTCACGCCATCACCTGAACCGTTAGGCCACTCCGGGTGCCGCCAACAAAAGTCACCGCGTTAGTGCCATCGCTCCGTTCGAGCGCAGCAATTAGGTGATAGCCAATTTGAGGGGCGTAATTGTTGGTGACGAACGATCCGCCAGTCACGGCGACCGCCGATCCGGTTTGGAACACGTTGTTTTTGTCAAATACAGTAACACTATCTAGCGCAAGGCCTATTTGGTAGAATGCGCCAGCAGCCGCTGCCAGGGAACCGCCGCCAGCATAAGAGGCTGTGATGCCATCAGCAGCGAGGCCGCTGATGAAACCGACTTGGTTTCCGCCGCTTCCATCAACCTGCCGAACAGTCGCGCTTGTGTAATTCCAAGATGCATTGGAGTCCGTGACCGTCGTTGCGACCACTTGACGGTTGTATGCGTTCCATACACCAAGAACCGCAGCCGTTCCACCGGCGCCAGATGCACCGAGTATCCAATCGATCGTGCTCGTCCCATTTGAGCGAATCGTCCCGACATAGGTACCACGCTGCGCAGCAGGACCGTTCGTGATTGAGTTGGCGTTGAAGTAGAGGCCCTTAACCCTGACTAGTTCAGTAGTCCCTGCACCCGTGCCGCGCGTTGTGCTGGAAGACCAAGCTGGACCACGGGTAGCCCGTAACGTCCCGCTATCGTTCCAGACAAATACGTCATAGTTGCTGTTGGTGGTGACTGCAGCCGGCGATTTGGTAGTATCGGTCGTTAGCTGCGACAGTTCTGCAAACACGGTCGGAACAATGTTCGATCCGTCATAGATTGGCACCATGTCGCCACAAGCTGGCGTATAATAAACCGTTGTCTGCCCTGCAGCCGTTGACGTCATGACTGGTGTTCCAGTCGTAAGCGTCAGACGGCCTTGAGGAGGCGCGTAAATAACGAGAGCACCTGTTCTTCCGTTCAACGAAGAGACGCCGGCAGTAGCTGCCGCCACCGCTGCAGTGACAAACTGTGTCGTTGCAAGCTGTGTGGTGTTCGTTCCAGGAGTGGCAGTTGGAGCTGCAGGCACCCCGGTGAGGGTCGGAGATGCTATGTCGGCCTTTAACGCAATGGCTGTCGCCTGCGCCGTCGATACAGGCTTATTCGCATCTGACGTGTTGTCTACGTTGCCGAGACCAACATCACCCTTGACAAGGGCCAAAAGCGTCTTGAACGCACTATAGGTCTTAGACTTGATCAGCTTTCCAGTCGTTCCATCGAAAATCGCAGGCAGATCATCCGTGACTGATGCAGGGCCCACGACCTTGTCAGCAAGGCCAGTCGCAAGAGCGCTTGCGGCGTTGGACGCTACAAGCGCGTCTGCCGCAGCTTGAGCAGTAGAGACCGGCTTGTTGGCGTCCGAGGTATTATCTACGTTGTTCAGGGCAAGGTCGGTCTTCACCTGAGCAAGCGAGCGATTGGCCCAAGCGCCGGCTTTGCGCTGCAGGAGATCGTCATTCGAAGGAGATAGGCCGGCGATAGTGTCGAGATCACCATCATGCGCCTGCACTGTGGTCCCGATAGCGGCTGGCTGAAGCGCTGTATTGGCCAGATCTCCTTGCGCCTTCGATGCGAGCGTAACTCCAACCTCCGAAGCAATGGATTGCTTCGCGCGGAGTGGCGTCATCGTCTTTGCGTTGTCTGCGCCGGCCTCGGCTTCACTCTGAGAAGCGACTGGCCTGATAGCATCAGCCGCCGAGCCGAATGTGCCCTTGCGCATTACGCCGTTGTCAAAGACGAGAAGCGACGATGCGTCAGGTGTCCCCGACTGCGTCATGTCACGAATGGGGACATTAGACATCGTAGGAAACCCTTATGATCTTGTTGAGGATGAGTGTCGGCTGAACAATGTTGAAAGCGCCCGCGCTGCCGAGCGGGCCGATTGTTCCGGCGGGAGTGAATGTGCCAGTCGAAGTTATTTGGACAGAGAATGAGGGATTGTTGCCCATCCAGAAATTGCCAACATTCTGGATAAGTCCTGCAAAGATGCCCGATGGTGTGACGAAGACGTCGCTACGGGTCGAGTTAACCGTGACAGTGCCCGGCGTTCCGTTCAGATTGTAGCTGACGGCCGGAAGGTTACCTTGCGTGAGAACATAGTTCGGAAGACCACCTGACCCGCCAAGTGTATTGCTAGGCATTGCCGGAGTAAGGCGGTTAGCGGTAACGCCGCCCATGTCATCCTTGCCGGCAGAAACCCGGCCTCTCAGATCAGGCAGGTTGAACGTTGTGCTGCCGTCGCCTGCGCCGAACGTCGTTCCGATGAGCGCAAACAGCGTTGCGTAGGTAGCCCGGCTAACCGCCTGCCCGTAGCAAAGCGCCCATCCAGAAGGCGCAGTAGATCCAGCAAAATCGATCACCGCGCCGATGGGCATAGCTTGAGCGAGAGTAGCGACACTGCTTGGAGAGCTGCCCGCGACCACGTTATTGATCGGGAAGCCGTTCATGTTGAGCGGCCCGGTCATAGGTGCCCGGCCGTCTCGCACCAGCACGTTTGAAAGCGCCGACGCCACGTCCTCAAAGACGGGATTGTGCTGCTCAGTGCGGATTGTCGCGCCTGGAGTCGCGAAATAGCTCGCGATCAGGCTGAAAACGCCGCCGGGGTTGTAAGGCAATGGCATGCTCCAAAGAAAAAGCCGCCCACGAGGGACGGCTTGGAAGGATCAGTGATTTGGGCTAGATTCAGCGGATGACCGCAGCACTCCAGTTCGCAGCTACTCTGGCGCTAGGCGCCTTTGCTGCGTTTCTCGTCAAACACTGGGAACAATTCGTCGGCGACAAGGACATGGCGTTCTTGATCGGGTTCCCTACGCTTTGCCTCATTGCGTGGCTTTACGACCGGAGGCAGGCGCAGTTGCGGAGATCCAATAGGGCGACGATAGAACACGACTGATGGCGCGGGAGTTCTCCCCGGTTGCCTTTGCGGAATCCAGCAGCGCCCTTGCGATCCGCTGAACTGCTGGCCCCTGAGAAGCCAAAATCTGCCCGATCTCGTCTTTCGTCTTCGCGTTGCTGGCGCCTGAGATAGCCTTGGCAACCGCATTGAGCGCCTTGAAACCTACGCCTGTCAGCGTCGTATCGTGTGGGACATTGCCACCTTCAGGCCCGCGCATGGCCTTGGCGGCCTCCTGTCGCTGAGCGGTCTGCGAGTTCTGAACGATATCCTGATAGGACTGCCGGAAACGCCGGTTATCCATGAGCGACTGAACCACCCGGTCACGCGCCTCATCGCCGAAGACAGTGCCGAGCTTCTGGCTATTCCAGTCCTGCGGCGTGCCGATCTTGCGCTCTAGCGCGTTCAGGTCGTTTACATTCGTGCCGACAATGCGATCGATCTCTGCCCTAGCTCCCTGTCGCACACGAACCGGCGCGGCCGATGGTCCGATCTGCGTGCCTTGGGGCAGTCCGCCCTGCACCATTTCATCTGCCAGCTCGACGGGGCGAATAGCCGTCTTCCCAGTGTCCAACACTTGAGAACCGCGCTGGAGGCCGCCCGACTGGCGAGATAGTTCAGCGAATTGCGCATCCACGTTCTTGATGCCCGGAGCAGCTGCGGCCAGGCTCTCGTCAACCGCGGCGCGGGCCTGTGTGAGAACGCGGATCGTGTTCGGATCAATCTCCGTGGCCAGCATGCCGTCAATGGCCTGCCGGGTATTCAGAAGCGTCCCGGCATTTCGATCCAGTTGGGTCGGATCGGCTGCGTCATTGAGCATTTCGCGGACTTGACGAGCAGCGCGCTGTGCCGGCCCTCGTTCTGCATTGGCGACGACTTCCAATTGTTGGGCCAGCCCCGCCGTGTTTGTCGGACCTGCGCCTTCCAGAACCTGCTGATATGCGGGCGCCAGTCCCTGCCGAGACTGCGCCAATCCCGCCTCGACCTGAGACGGCACGGGCGAGCGGCCAAGATTCTCGTCCAGTGATGCTGCAAGCCGACTTCCCGTTCCAGCATCACGCGTGCGCAGTGCGTCCACCAAGGCTGTCCGGCCCGCACCTGTGCCTGTTCCGGCGCCCTGCCCCAAGCCCAGCATTGCAGGACCGGCATCGACAAGCATGGCTTCAGGCCCCATCGTTGGCAAAGCACGCAAGCCGGCCTCGTCGGCCTGAGCTGCTGCGCGCAACATGGCGGATGCACCGCGGCTGGCACCTTCAACCCGAGGCCCGAGGAACGCCGCGCCTGTTCGATACAGCCCACCAGCGGCAGATCCTAGCAGAGGCAGACCGCCGCCGATCAGAGCACCTGAAGTGGCCCCAGTCTTGGCCGCTTCGACATAGTCGCCAGCCTTGTCTGAGTACGTGTTCCCGGCTCCATGAGCCCCGCCGTAGAGACCGCCCTCCACGCCATAGCCCAGCACGCGGGGCAGCATGCCGGTACCAACCCTGCCCGCCAGCGTAATTCCGCTCTTGAGTAGCCCTACGCCTCCGGCAAGGCCTCCTGCCGCTTCCGCTGCCGCCGCGGCGCCGGGATTCGCGGTTCGGATGGCTTCGGTCTGCGCCCGTTGGGCCTTCACACCCGCGTCATAGCTCGGCGCAGCACCAGTCAGCGCATCCATCCTGCCGGCAAACTTGTCTGCCAAGCCGAAGGTCGCACCGTTAGCAACCAGACGAGCGCCCTTGTCGAGAGCGGCGCCAACCTTTGCCATCTGATCGCCGTAGGACATCGAGGCTTGGACAGGCTGCATGGTCTGCCCTGGCGTCGGATTGCCCATGGCGTCATAGCTTGGCGCGGCTTCCATCTGTGGAGCGGCCTGTGGTGCCGCAGGTTGAACTGGGGCCGCCCCTAGATGCTTCTGAAGGGCCGCGAGCGCACCCTCAGCGGTCGCCCCCTCGATCTCGTAGGACTTGCCGTCAGGTGCGGTGATGTCAAATGTCGGCATCAGCGGGCCTTGATCTTGTAGCCGTCGATTTCAACCGGCGCAGCGTTCTTTGGCGCCGTCCAGGGCTCGAACGTTCCAAAATCCGGGATCACGTCGGCTTTGTTGATGCGATTACGCTCGGCAATGCCGCCATAGCGCCCAACGTCAAAATCATATTGCTGCTTGTAGGCCATGATACGGCTATGCGCTTCCGCCATCAGGGCTTGCCGGCCTTCAGGCGTCAAGGCGCCCTTTTCATTGATCTGCGCGATGAGGCCGTTCAGCTTTTCCTGCCAACCCTGAGCATTGTTCGCCATCTGGATTTCACCTTCGCGAACAACCGACCCAGGGTCCATGATCTTGCCGAGGCCATAAACAATGTTGAGGTCAGCAGCCTTTGTGTCACGGCCCGCAGCATCTCGCATCGACTGGTAAACCGGGGCTGCCTGCGCCATATTTTTATAGGCAGGGAGCGCTGTAAACTCGTTGCGCAGCTTGTGCGTATCATCGAACGAGCCGGGAAGCGCATTAGCTGCAGCGTTCTTTGACTGGCTCTCTCGCCAAACCTTGGGGTCCACTCCTTTTGGCGCGGGCGGGATGGTTGAAGGTTCGCCTGTCGGAGGCGCCATAATTGGCTTGTATGGCGTAACACTCTGAGTACGCGGGTCGCGCCAGCCATACTGCTCGTTACCAAACTCGTCCTTGCCAATGACGCCGTATTCAGGGCCCTTATTCGGCTCACCCTTCGGCACTGTCTTAACGATGTTGCCACGCGCATCCATGATGCCCACGGCATTGCCGAGGTCTATCGTCTGCACCTTATCCGAAGCCAATTGACTCTGGAAAAGGGCAAACCCCATCTTCTTTACGTCGTCAGAGACATAAGGGCTTGTGATGGCCTTCAGAATAGCTGGATTGATAGCTGGGCGGCCTTCTGTCGTCTGACCCACGACCGGCATGTTAGAAGACGACTGTGGAGCAACGACCGGCGTATTTGATGGCGCTTGAGGTGAGACCGCCGGCATATTTGAAACCGCCCCGCCAGGCAGGCCGCGCGCAATCTCAAGGATCTTGGTGCCATAAGTTGGGTCAGTCGCATAGCCGGATTGACCAAGTGCAGCGGCCTGCGCTTCAAGCCCTTGAGCCGCCCTAACTGGCTCATAGCGCTTATTCTTGAGCATGAAATCTGCATAGCCAGTACCGGCGGCTTCTGGCGATTCATATGCCGCGAAACTGTCCCGCATTCTAACCGGCTGGCCGTTCACCACTTCCGTAGTCGGGAGAACATTGCCGCCCGGAGCACCGTGCGACTTAATGCCAAACAGGTTGTTTCCAGGCATGCTCTTGCCCCAGCCTGTCTCAAGTCCCGCCTGCGCAAGAATAATGCGTGGGTCGATGCCCGTTTGTTTGCTAGCCGCCTCAGCTATAGGCGCATATTTAGCGATGAAGGCTTCCTTGTCGCCTACTGGGATGGACGTTCCACCCATCGGAGTTGACACTGTTGTTCCTGCCACTGCAGGGAGCGGAGCAGATGTGATTGCCGCGCCTGTCGCAGATGGCGCAACCGCAGCGGCCGGCGCAGCTCCAAACAGAGCTTGGGCAACTGACGAGCTTTCCGCTGCATTCGTTTTGGAAGCCTGGTCCGCGGCGTAGCTGTCATAGCCAGCCATCAGACCTTGTGCGATGCGATTAAGGCCTGCGGACCAATGCCCAACAGGTGCAGTAGACATGGCCTCCGAGCCAAGAGCAGTGGCGGCTTTACGCTCGGCAAGGATTTCTTCAGGCGTAAGCCTGCGACCGCCCGAGCCCCAGACGAAAGGTGATGCCATATCAAGCGCCATCAGTGCACCCGATCGTAGTAGACGCGGAACAGGCCATCGTCGCCCATCACCTTCATATCGTCGCCAACCTCATCGGCCAGAACACCCATATGACTTACTGGAGATCCCTTATACCGATAGGTGTAGATCGGAATGCCGCTGTCGGTTTCGCCAACGCGCCTGATGTCTTCCTTGGCGCGTCGATCCGACAGGAGCGGAAGGCCATACTTCATGGCGCCCATGGCGAGAGTACCGCCCAGGCCGAACATGCCGCCCATCTGCGCATTGTTAGCCGCCGTCTGCTGGGCATAGTTGCTGTTCACCAGCCCTGAGTAATCTACCCCGCCGACCTGCGTCTGAGGCGTACTGGCGAAGGTCTGGCCGGGCTGTGTGACCTGCGAACCCGACAGAAGAGACGTGACCTCGTTGATAGGGCTGGCGCGGGTGTAAGCAGCCTCGTTGAAGGCCTGCGAACGACCCTGAAGAGCCAGTTGGTTCAGCTGATCGCCCTGCTGATTGCCAAGTCGTGTCATTTCGGCAGCATACTGATCGGTGCCAGGACGAAGGCCGCGCTGTAGCAGCTGGCGCTGTAGTGCCTCGGTGTCCTGCTTCTGCTGCGGCAGGATACGAGTCTTGCCCATATCGAAGGCCCAATCAGCCGCGTCCTGATTGTTGAACTCGAACGGCTTGCTCAGATAGTCCTTCAGCATCCCGGATTGGTTGTTGGCGAGATCAGCGAGGTTGCCTTGGGCCGATTGCGTCTTATCGAAAATAGCTTGCTGAGACGGCGAAAGCGTCGTGTTTGCGGTGAACTGCGGTACGGTGATCTGCTTGCCGTTCGGGTCCGTCATCGTGGACGAACCAGTCTGCGTATAGGCAAGGCTACCATACGGGCTGTTCTGCCCCACCATGTTCATGGCCTGCTGCTGCTGTGCAGTAAAGCTGTTCCACTGGCCTTGCGCTGAGGCGGTCTGCGCGGGATCTGGTGCCTGAGGCGCGTCTTTGCCCATTATGCGACCTTCTTGAATTTCGATGCTGACCACTGGTCATCAGTCAACGTGAACACAAACTCGCCAGTGTCTCTTCCACCAAGGCGAGGGATGAAGTGCTCGTCGAACCCGAAGGACTGAGCGATATTGACCATGTTTTCGTTCTTCTCGGACAC